ATGAATACCCCTTGGTGCTTAGGTGTTATGGGGTTTTGTCTTGTGTTCGTTCCTATCATTGGTATGCACTTGGTTCATAAATATGGATGGGAGCACTGGGAACCTTTCGATAGGAGTCACAAATGACAACCATCATTTTAATCGGTTGTTTTACACCTCTCATTATTATTTTTATAGTGATGAAACTTGCAGTTTGGATTTCCGCTGTTAATGCTGAGCAGGATTATGTCAGACAAGAACCTCTACGAAAACGAGGGCCCTATGTGGCAGACGCATATGCAGACGTTGATGAGGAGGAAGAGGAATATGGAAATCGCACAGACTATCGATGAAGCGATTAATGAATGGTATTCGCTTCATAATCTTCCTGTTCCTGATTGGAAGATAAAGAAAGATCCAGATTGGTGGAGAGAGTATTTGATTGATCTAGGTCTTGATCCTAATAATCCATAATGTATAGAGAACCGCACCTACAAAAGAAGTCGGATGAATGTGCCCAACTTTGGAGGGAGTGGTATCGCTTGTGGGAAAAAAAGCATTGGGAGCACCAGATCTGAGAAAAGAATGGTGCAAGTGTTGCGATGAATTTGGTGAGATGATAAGTAATGAGGTAAAGACAAATCCTCGTTACAATGAACTTGATCCTAAGACCGCTAGAAGACGTGAATAGTGTGACGTGGAGCATTATCTGGTGTCTTCTAATTCTTTTGGCGGGAGTCGCTTACTACATATATACTATTATGAGCTTAGCATTCCAGGAGTTAGAAGAAGATGGGAGCGATGACACCCCCGAACAGGAAGAGTTGCTACAACTTCCGAGTAGTGGAGATAAACAAAGTTCTTGACGGAGATACTATTGATGTCACGATCGATTTGGGATTTGATCTTTATAAGAAAGAAAGAGTCAGAGTCGCAGGAGTGGATACTCCAGAGAAGAGAACCAGAGATCTGGAGGAAAAGGCACTTGGCATCGACGCAACCAACTGGCTCAAAGAGAAACTCGAAGGTGCTTTGGCTGGTGACGATGATCTTGTTATCCGCACTGAACTTGTTGGCGGGGTTGGGAAATATGGCCGTCTTCTTGGGTGGTTATACCTTGGGGATGCAGCAGTGTCACTCAACGAAGAAATGATTGAAGAAGGTTACGCTTGGGCATATGATGGCGGCACCAAGCAAAAAGATTTTGAAGAACTGAAAGAGATTCGTCGTGCTCACGGCACGTTAGTAGAATGAGCACTATTTTTGTAATTGTATTTGCAATACTCTTAACAGTGGGAATGGAAGCAACGTTACCTGTGAAAAATAGAAAATGAGCGACCAGCAGTATCTAGGTAATCCCAATCTAAAGAAAGCAAATGTTGCTCAGAACTTTACTTCTGAGCAAGTGGAAGAGTATGTAAAATGCTCTAGTGATCCTGTTTACTTTATTCAAAATTATGTAAAAATTGTTTCTCTTGACGAAGGTTTAATACCTTTCAAGATGTATGACTTCCAGATCGACATGACTAGGAAGTTTCATGATAACAGATTTAATATTGCAAAATTACCTAGACAGTCTGGAAAATCTACTATTGTTACATCATATCTTCTTTGGTATGTTTTATTTACACCAGAGGTAAATGTAGCAATCCTTGCAAACAAAGCAGCAACATCTAGGGAAATGCTTGGGCGTTTGCAAAAATCTTATGAGAACTTACCCAAGTGGTTGCAGCAAGGTGTAATTCAATGGAACCGTGGTTCTTTGGAACTGGAAAACGGATCCAAAATTATGGCAGCATCTACTTCTAGTTCTGCTGTTCGTGGTATGTCGTTTAACGTCATCTTCCTTGACGAATTTGCGTTCGTTCCAAATCACATTGCAGACGAGTTCTTCTCCTCTGTATATCCAACTATTTCGTCTGGTAAATCTACTAAAGTTATTATTATTTCTACGCCTCACGGCATGAACATGTTCTACAAATTGTGGCATGATGCAGAGCGCGGCAAGAATGAATATATAACAACTGAAGTTCATTGGAGTCAAGTTCCTGGTAGAGATGCTAAATGGAAAGAACAAACAATTGCCAACACGTCAGAAGATCAGTTCCGTGTTGAGTTTGAATGTGAGTTTTTAGGATCTGTCGATACACTAATCTCAGCGTCTAAGTTGAGAACAATGGCATATGATGACCCGATCAAAAGAAATAAAGGTTTGGATATTTACGAAAATCCAAAACCAGATGCAACGTATGTCATGACAGTTGACGTTGCGAGAGGAGTTAGTAAAGATTATTCGGCATTCTGTGTTATCGATACATCTACTATACCATACAAATTGGTTGCAAAGTATAGAAATAGCACAATTAAACCTATCATCTTTCCCAACATTATTCATGATGTAGCAAAAGCATATAACAATGCATATATCATGATTGAAGTGAATGATATTGGTGGTCAAGTTGCTGACATCTTACAATATGATCTTGAGAATGAAAATTTACTCATGTGTGCCATGCGTGGCAGAGCGGGGCAGGTTGTAGGTCAAGGATTCTCTGGTAGTAAAACACAACTGGGTGTCAAGATGAGCACCACAGTTAAAAAGGTTGGATGTTCAAACTTAAAAGCACTCATTGAAGAAGATAAACTTTTACTTTCAGATTACGATATTATTTCAGAACTGACTACATTCATTCAAAGGGGTCAGGCATGGGAAGCGGAAGAAGGTTGTAATGATGACCTTGCTATGTGCTTGGTAATCTTCTCATGGTTAGCGATGTCTGATTATTTCAAAGAACTACATGATGCTGATGTTAGACAAAGAATTTATCTTGCACAGAAAGAGCAGATTGAAGCAGACATGGCACCATTTGGATTTGTTAGTGATGGATTAGAAGAAGAAACTTTTGTAGATCCAGAAGGTGATGTTTGGAATCCTGTGACAAGAACATCTAGTGTTGGTGAATATGGAGACATGTCTTACATGTGGGATTATAGGTAAGCGGCAATTCGATGAACTTTGAAGAGCAATTTGAATTAGAACACCTCATGTTCGTGCAACGTAGATGTAGGGTGTGTGATAAAACAAAAGATCTTACAGAAGAGTTCTACAAAACTAGATCAGACCGTGGGAACGTTCCATCTGCATATTCCTATGAATGTAAAGAATGCACGAAAAAACGAGTTTCTAATGCAAGAAAAAAGGTCGTCGATAAAATGACTACCATGATTTTCGATAGATCAGAATATCCTGACTGGTAGAAGGTTCACGGCTGGATTCCCCACTTGAAAAGTGCATTTTAATAAATAATTTCAGCATCCTAAATTGACATCTTATCCAGGAGAATAACAGATGGCATCAACACAGCTTTCCCCAGGAGTTGTCGTTCTTGAGAGAGACCTTTCTAATGTCGTTAACGCTACAGTTGACAACATTGGTGCTATTGCAGGCGTCTTCGAGAAAGGGCCTGTTGAGCAAGTGGTCTCAATCGGTTCGGAAAAAGAACTCCTCGCAGTCTTTGGTAGACCCAATGACAACAACTACGATTATTGGTTCTCTGCTGCACAGTTCTTACTGTATGGCGGCACCTGTAAAATTGTTCGTGCAACTAACGATTCGCTGAAGAACGCGATCGATACTGCAACCTTCACCGTTACATCTTTCAGCGCAGTTGACACAACTCTGACCGTTAAATCGGCAACAGACTTCACTGCTGCTGACGTTTTGCTGATTGACGCAGAACTTCTCGAAGTTACTGCAGTCTCAGGTTTAGACGTTACCGTAACTAGAGGTCAACTCTCAACATCTGCTGCTTCTCACGCTGCAGGCGCATCAATCACTCTGATTGAAGCAACTGCTTCTGTCACTCAAGTTGACATGGCTGGTGACGTTACTTTCACCGACAATGGAACTACCCTGACAGTTGCAGACGTTAATGCTCTGAATGTTTCACTGAACGATTACGTCAGAATCGATAATGAGTTCCTGCAAGTTACTGCTATTGCTGGTAACGATCTGACTGTTGTTCGTGGTGCTCTGGGTTCAACCGCAGCTGCACACGTTCACGATTCAGACGTTACTCTGCAGACGGTTTCCTCTAACAAGACCCAGATCAATGAGAAAACATCGACTGGTGTTTCTGCTCCTCTGATTAAGAATCTTGACGAGTATGAGAGCAATGTAGAAAGTGCTGCTAACAACTATAAGTGGGCAGCAAGAACTCCAGGTTCTTACGCAAACTCACTCCGCATCGTAATGACCGATGCTGGTGCTGATCAAATTCTTTATCTGAACGAACCCGAGGATGGCACTGAGTATGTCTTCGCTCCAGGTAACGCTGTTAACTATGCTGCAGATAACGTCTACGGTAAAGTTTACGCTTACAGAGTGATCCTCAAACTGAAGGCAGATGGTCTTAAAGGCGACTTCGTTGCTGGTAATGCTTTCACGTATAGTGGTGACGGCAGCGATACTGTCGTTGGCACCGTCGTTGCTTGGGATAAGGTCAACCGTGAACTAGAAATCGATATCGATGTTGAGAGTTCTAACGATGTTCTAGAGATTAACGATAAGGTTGAAGAAGACACTACTAGCACTGAAGGTTTAATTGAGACAATCTCGCGTGAACTGTTGGTTGCACTTGATAATGGATCACCTAGATTCGCAACTAACTACACCATTGACGACTTCACTAGTGGAACTGCACAAACCGCGACTATCCAAAATACTTCCATCGAGTATGAAGAGCGTCTTTACGGTAGTGAGCAGCGTTGGATTAACATTGCACCAAAGCCCACAACTTCAAACTGGGCACAAGAGCGCGGTGGTTTTAGAGACCAACTTCACATCCTGGTCTTAGATGGTGATGGTCAACTGACTGGCACTCCTGGTTCCGTTCTGGAGAAGTTCCTGTTCCTGTCTAAGTCTAGTGACGCTAAGGGCCCTCAAGGCGAATCACTGTATTACAAAGATGTAATTCGTGAGCGTTCAGAGTATATCTACTGGGGTTCTCATGAGAGCTCACAGACTTATGATTCTGTTGCTAACAACGCTGGTTCATTCGGTCTGTCTGGTATCAATAAGACCTTCGACTTGATCAAGTCAACAGATCCAATCAAGTCTCTTGATGATCCCGACGGCACTAACGCTCTGGCAGTTCCTCTGGTCGGAACAAAGAGTAACGCTACAACTAAGTATAGCCTCCAAGGCGGTGTTGACGGTTATAACGTCAGCAGAACCGCAATCATGGGTGCATACGATCTGTATAGCGATCCTGAGACCGAAGATGTTGATTATCTGATCTGTGGCCCTCTGATGAGCACCACAACAGACTCTGTTGCAAAAGCACAGAAATTGATCACTATCGCTAATGATCGTAAGGATTGTATCGCATTCATCTCACCAGCACGTTATGACGTAATTGGTCAACCTAGCGTTAACGTCATTGTTGACAAAACTCTGGCATTCTTCGATCAACTGTCATCTAGCTCATATTCGGTCTTTGATAACAACTTCAAGTATATCTACGACCGTTACAACGATAAGTATCGTTACATCCCTTGCAACGCTGACGTTGCTGGTTTGACTCTGAATACCACGCTGAACTTTGAACCTTGGTTCTCACCTGCTGGTTTTAACAGAGGAACACTCCTGAATGCAATCAAACTTGCATACTCCCCACTGAAGAATAATCGTGACCGCCTCTATGCAT